CAAGCACGAGTATGCAATCTACCAAGGCAAGCCTACCCAGATCAAGAAGCGTTCCCAGCGCAACAAGGCGCGAAGGATGATGCAGAAGGCTGGGCTTGTTGGTCTTGGAGACGGCAAGGACGTAGCCCACAAGAAGGCTATCGACAATGGAGGAACCAATAGTCGGTCAAACCTTACCGTACAGTCCCCGTCAAAGAACAGGGGCTGGAGAAAGGGCAAGAAGGGATACTCCGTATGATGCGAAGTATTGTCGTAGTTGCTTCGTGTCTTTTAGGCATCATTGGTTACTCAAGTGCGCGATCATTTGAGGTTGACCAGAACGACGCTCCTTGCATGCCAGCCAATGAAGTATCAAGGTTCCTGTTTGAGAACTACAAGGAGTTCCCTGTAATGGTGTTCTCCTCCGACAAGGTTAAGTATGTCCTTTTCGTGTCGGACAATCCAAAGGGTTGGACTCTTGTCGGAATGGTAGATGACAAGATTGCTTGCATTGTTAGCGAAGGCAGCGATTGGCTGGCAAACAAAAGGTCTCTTGACCAGCTACAGCGATAGCGCCCTTAGCTCAGTTGGATAGAGCAACAGCCTTCTAAGCTGTAGGTCGCTGGTTCGAATCCAGCAGGGCGCGCCACTTTCTCTACCAATGGTTGTGTCACATAACTTTAACATTAGAGATGTACCGATAGCCCTTGCGTAAGGTCCACTGAGGTAGTATCTCACTAGTGTGGTAAGGGCATGGTGCTAAAGATGAAAAACAAAGAACTTCTAGACGCTATAGATGATACACTTGAACTACTGTCTGTTGTCCAACTCAATGGATCTTTGATATCGTACAACAACATGAAGACTGTATCTTTTCTTCTAGATCAGTGGTCTAGGATAAGAAAAGAAATTGAAAGGGAACACAAGAATGGGAATGGCTCATAGAATAATCTGGAATTTGATCGTCGTTGCCACATTCACCGTCTTCAACTTCTTCTTGGCTTGGGCTGTCATCGATAGCCAGAAGTTTATGGTTGACATCCATCCCTACTACTACTATCTTGTCGTCACAGGGTGGCTTGTTTACATGCTGTCCTTTGTAGGTAGATTTCTCCAAGAGGACTAAATGAGTAAGTACAAATACACATCGTATTCGCAGATGCCTCCATACATGAAGGCTTATATCCTTTCATGTAGCAACAAATCAAATCTGGAGGACATCCCAATCCAAAGGATCAACAGGTTCTTGAACTCTGAAGAGGAATGGAAAAGTGATCCGCTCTACGGCAAGAACTATTCTCAAGGTAGGTACTAAAGCTCTTCTCACTAGTGGGCTTCTGTTGGTAAGCCTTCCAGTAGCAAACGCCGCTGGGAGGCTTACTGATTTTCAGTGTCTGGTTGAAGCCATCTACTACGAGATTGGGTTTGGTAGCATGGAAGAGCGTCTAGCTGTAGGTGCGGTGATCATGAACAGGGTCAACTACAGCAAGACAAGGACGACAATCTGTGCTGTCGTACACGCCTCTTCTACAAACAAGGATGGTCGAAAGACTTGCGCGTTCAGCTATCATTGCTCAGCATCCAAGACCTACGCAAACATACGGAATGTCTACGTCAAGCAGATGTGCGAGTACGCGGCTTTAGGTTCAATTGAAGGAGTGGTTCCAGCAGGACTATCGAGGGCTATATCGTTTCACAACGATAGCGTCGTACCCTACTGGGCAAACAAGCTTAGGTTTGTGCGAAAGATTGGTACTCATCTTTTCTACGAGGCAGCGCAATGAGCGACTACATTGAGCGCAACATAGAAATACTTCGCAAGGCCGCTATCGACATAGTAAACCCAGTTCGTTCGTACAGGGTAGCAGCGTCCCTAGTATACAAGCGAAGGATTGTCAGCTTTGGAATCAACAGGTACAAGACATCACCGATACAGAACCGATTCAAGAAGAACGAGAACGCCATCTACCTTCACGCTGAAGTGGCCTGTGTAAAGAATGCCCTTCGCCATCTTGACGTTGAAGACTTCAAGAAGTGCGATATGTTTGTCGTAAGGGTAAAGATGCTTGTGTACGAAGGTGACTTCGTATATGCAATGGCTAAGCCATGCGAAGGATGCTCTCGGTGCATCGCAGAGTTTGGCATCCGAAATGTGTACTACACCGTTGAAGATCCTAACGAGACATGGAGGAAGATGTGAACAATGATATCGACATCAAGCTCTCCGAGCGAATCGCAAAGGCTTGGGTGTTGCTTGATTTCCCCCACAAGGAATGGCCCTTGATCTCTCCAGAAGAGCAAGGGATGTGGATGCGTGACGTAGAGACAGTCATGCGAGCAATTCACTCGTCTGGGTTGGCTATTGTTGAAGCAGAAGATGGAAGGTGATAAAATGAATAGCGTAAAGCTTGTGTCCTGCACTCGTCCATCAATCGATGTCCTGAAGGATGGTATCTCCGATCCACAAGATCTGATTGCCTACTGCGCTCGCGTAAGCAATCCGGAAAACCAGAGCCACACAGAGACTTATCCAAAGCTTGTGAAGTATCTGATCGATAACAAGCATTGGTCTCCGCTTGAGATGATTGACGTAACTATGGAGATCAACACAACAAGGGACATTGCTCGTCAACTTCTCAGGCACCGAAGCTTCTCGTTCCAAGAGTTTTCCCAGCGTTACGCCGATGCGAGAAAGCTTTCTAACTCTCTTGTCTATCGGTCTGCTCGTCTACAGGACAAGAAGAACAGGCAGAACAGCCTACCATCCGCTGATGAAGAACTGAACGCAAAGTGGACTGAGGCCCAGATGAATGTAGAGAAGGTAGTAATTAGCTACTACAACTGGGCCATTGAGAATGGAATTGCAAAGGAAGTAGCTAGGGCAATCCTGCCAGAGGGCATGACGATGTCCAAGCTGTACATGAAGGGAAGCCTTCGTAGCTGGCTGCATTACATCGACGTACGGACTGACGCATCAACACAGTATGAACACAGGGAACTGGCAATCAAGGTCAGTCGTACCATCAACATGCTATTCCCTGTCGTTTCTGACAAAGGAGCTTAAACATACATGGCTAAGGAAAGTGGATCTACACGACTGAAGTCTTCTGGAAAGAAGATCATCAGCAAGAAGCATCTAAGGACAAGCATTGGAAAGTCACCTAATTCCCGCCCCAATAACAAAAGCCTTCGACGTAACACGAAGAAGTACAAGGGGCAGGGGACAAAGAGGAAGTAATCCTCATGTCCTATGACTTCCTTCAAAAGGAAAAGAAGCGTGTGTTCAGGGAATACTATCGACAGTACCTTGATGATGGATACTCCCACAAGGAGGCCAAGCACTACGCATCGATAGATGCAGAAGACTTCATGAGCCAGAACGAAGAGTTCATTGAAGACATAATGGACGCTTCATTTGATGGAAAGGAGTGACAACTTTGAAGTACATGTTAATGTACACAAATTCAGATTCCTTTAATGCGACTGTATTGGAGGAGTCTTCCTCTCTTGAAGAATTTACCGAGATGCTTGAGTCTAGAAAAATCCTTTACTCACACATAGGTTATGATGTAGAGTTCAAGAGCGTTGAACCTTCTATCTACAAGCACAGGGCTTCTGTTCATTACATCATCGACAGGGCTACTGGAAATATGAGAGGAAAGCTTACAAGTCTTGAATCACCATAACCGTTGAAGGTGAGCATGCGTAACGATAGCCATCCAGTCAGCAGGGGGCAATGCGACGACTGCGGAAGCAGCGACGGCAAAGTCCTTTTCTCTGACGGTCATTCCTACTGCTTTGTCCACAACCAGTACTATCCGTCAACCGATGAGGAAAGAGGAGACTACGCAAACATGATGAACGCCAATCAGTCTGATGACGTTGTCAGGAACTTCCCATCCACAAGCGGGTCGCAGTACGACAACAAGCCACTTGTGATGGGCTACTTCACCAACATCAAGGACCGTGCCATCAACAAGGACACATGTGAGAAGTTTGGTGTCCGTGTTGTGTCTGACGCTACCGGCAAGATCATCAAGCATCTGTATCCGTACTACGACAAGAACGGCGCACATATCTCCAACAAGATCCGCGACGTAGACAGCAAGGCATTTGAGTCCCAGCCACGAGGTTCTCTCGGCAAGGCTGGTCTCTTTGGCGAGCATCTGTTTACTGGCGGCGGCAAGTACATTACCATCTGCGAGGGCGAGATTGACGCCTTGTCAGCCTACGAGATGATGGGCAGCAAGTGGCCTGTCGTGTCGATCAAGGATGGCGCGCAGTCTGCTGTCCGTAACTGCAAGGTAAGCTACAACTTCCTTAACAGCTACGAGAACATTGTCATCTGCTTTGACAACGACGAGCATGGAAAGAAAGCTGCCGTTGCCGTTGCAGAGATCTTTGAACCCAACAAGTGCAAGATCGTCAACCTGTCCCTCAAGGACGCTAATGAGTACCTCAAGGCTGGCAAGCGTGAGGAGTTCATGCGCTCTTGGTGGGATGCCCGTGTCTACACCCCTGCTGGCATCATCAACCTCAAGGACTATGGTGATACACTCTACGACGAGGGACAGCAGCAGACTTGCTTGTACCCGTTTGCTGGTCTCAACGACAAGCTTTATGGCATTCGCACTGGTGAGCTAGTGACCGTCACCGCTGGCACCGGCACCGGCAAGTCGTCCGTTATGCGCGAGCTTATGCATCACGTTCTACGCAGCACAAACGAGAACATTGGCGTACTGTCGCTTGAGGAGAACGTGCGCTCCACGATCTTCCACCTCATGTCGGTAGAGGCCAATGCCCGACTGTACATCCGAGAGGTGCGGGAAGGATACCCGAGAGCCGAGCTAGAAAAATGGAACAAGGCTACAGTAGGCACCGGACGCTTCTTTGCCTTTGATCACTTTGGCTCTCTAGCCACGGAAGAGATCCTTGCCCGCATCCGCTACATGATCAAGGCTCTAGACTGCAAGTGGATCTTCCTTGATCATTTGTCCATTCTAGTCTCTGGGCTTGACGGCATGGACGAGCGTCGCAACATCGATATCCTTATGACCAAGCTTCGCTCTCTTGTCGAAGAGACAAACTGTGCGCTGCTGCTTGTCTCTCATCTACGCAGGGCTGGCTCAGACAGCGGACACGAGGACGGCAAGGAAGTATCCCTAGCCCACCTTCGTGGCTCCCAGAGCATTGCACAGCTCTCTGACGCAGTCATCGCTATGGAACGAGACCAACAGGCTGACGACCCTAACGTAGCCAACACCACTACCATTCGCGTACTCAAGAACAGGTACGCTGGCGAGACTGGTGTTGCTTGTCATCTATTCTTCAACAAGGAAACGGGACGACTTCATGAGGTTGAGAACCTTGGGGACAGTGACACAGAGAAGGCGTCTACTAGCAATGACATCGACATCTAACAGACAGGAGGAGCTAGACATGCAAACTAATTTCCAGAAAGTTGGAGAGTTCATGCGATGCATGGGACAAGATGTAAAGACATCTCCAATGAACACAGTTGACAAAAGACTTATTAACCTACGAATGGTATTGATTGCAGAAGAAGCTGGAGAACTTGGAGCAGAGTTTCTTGACTTACTTGAGTCAAGCGACAATCCACCAAAGCTTCGCAATCTAGCCAAGGAACTTACAGAC